ACTTGGTCAGATTCTTATGCAACGCACTGACAACGCTGACACATACAAGTTAATGGCAGATGCGCCATCACAACTTTTTGCAGCACGCTATGGCAACATGGAAGAAACTCGTTTAAGTGCAAACGACCCACGCTACTTTAACGGTTATGCAAACTTTATCAACAACTTCTTCCGTTCACCTACGGAAAATAAAATTGACCCAATTATTGAAATGTTCTTAAATAACAAGACTCCAGAGTCTGTTGTTACTTGGCTTCGCAAAGACCCAAAGGGTATTGCTTATGCCGAGAAAATGAACATTGATGACAAAGCATTTAAGGTAGCCAGCGAGCGCCTTAATGTTGGAACAGATGCTCAAGACTTTGTGGGAAATCTACATAGTGCATACCAGCGTTACCTTCCAGATTCTGAGATTCAAGAAGCGTTCCGTTCTAATCAAGTTGATGAAATGTGGCTTCGTACACACTTTGCTGACAAGCCTGCAATGCCTGACATTGTTGGTAGCACTGTTCCTACAGCCCCACCAATCAGTGGTGTTGGTGCTGGTGCACAGGCTTTTGTAAACAAGGCGTTCTATTTCCTTGGTTCACTACCTGAAACTACACTTGCTCGTCATCCATTGGCTCGTGCCGTATACCGTAGCGAAATGCAACAGCGTGCAAATGTAGCCCTATCACTTAAGCGTTCAAATATTGGTGATGCTAATGCTGAACTTACTCTTGATGAAATCAATGGGCTTCGTAAAGATGCTATTGAATCAACTCGTAAAGAAGTAAACAAGACACTCTTTACCATTGTCCGTAAATCTTATGCAGGCGAAAAGATGCGTTACCTTATGCCGTTCTTTAATGCATGGGAGAACACGGTTCGCCGTTGGGCAACTCTTTCAAAAGACAACCCAGCAGCCATTGCAAAGGCTGGGCAAATTACCGCAACTCTTAGCAACCAAAACAATGTCATGGATAAAGATGGCAATGTGGCAAAGACATTTAGTTACAACAATGTAATTGTATTGCCAATGCCTGAAACATTTATGAAAGGGATGGAAAGTATCCCTGGTGGAGCAGGACTTGCTGCTGCTATTCGCAGCGCTGGAAGTCAAATAAGTATTCCAATTCGTTCACTAGATGTTATGTTTCAAGGTGAAGCAACCGCAGGTTTTGGACCAATCGTGGCTATTCCTGCTGGTGAACTAGAAAAGATGCGCCCAGATTTTGAAAGCATCCTTGCTCCAGTTATTCCTTTTGGTCCACAAGATAATGCTCTTAAAGGTTTGTTACCACCTGCATTGCAGAAGGCTACACAACTTTGGTCAGGTACTCGTGATGGTCAATGGTCAAGAACATTTAATACTGTTTATCGTTATGAGTTGATTAAGTTTAAACTTGGTGACCGTAACACTGAACCTACATTTGAAGAAGTCCAAAGACTTACCAACGATATGTATAAAGTCAAGATGCTTTCTAACCTTGCATTGCCATTTGCTGCACAATACGACTCACCATTGAGTTGGTATACACAGCAATACCGCAAGATACAGCAGGCTTATGGCTCACGGGCTGACACATTGTTCCTTCAAATGTATCCAGAAATGGCTGAGGCTACAATCTCTGCATCTTTGAATAACACTGGAGTTCAGGCTTCACAGGCTGCACAGGCTAACACTCAGAAGTACAAGGCTCTTATCTCAAAGATTGGAACCACAACCCCTGACATGATTGGTTTTGTTGTTAATGACCCATCTGGCAAGTATGACTTTAGTAATGCCGTATACCAATGGCAACAAAGAAATGCACCAGTACCTGGTTCCATTGATAACTTCCGTGGCACTCGTAACCCAGCCCTTCTTAAGATAGATGCTAATAAAAAATCAGGATGGATTGATTACCGTAAGGCTATGGATTATCTTGACTCACAACTTTACGGTCAAGGATTCCAGTCTTACTCAGAATCTGGTGCCGAAGAATTAAACCTTGCAAAGCAAATGTTTACTAGCCAGTTAGCCCAACAGAACAAAGACTGGGCTGCTGACTTCTACAGCGTAGATAAAGGTAAATGGATTTATCGCATGCAGACAATTAAGACAATCCTTACAGACCCAACATGGCTTAAGGATAATGCTAAGCGCCCTATTGTTAGCCAACTAGCAATCTACTACAACACTCGTACACAGATTGCTCGTGAGTTGGCAAGTAGAAAAGCAGGCGGTGGAGCAGCATCTCTTACGGCTCAAGATAATGAAGATTTAAATACCCTTTGGACAAATACAGTCGCAACCTTGCGACAGGAATCAGGCGGAGAGTTTGATGCTTTCTTTCAACGATTCTTACAAAATGACCCTGTAACCTTGGGATAGGACTATGGCAGATAACTTAACTCAGCAAGAAATTATTGATGTTATCAAGCAAGAAATTGCAAAGATTAAATCATCTGGCATGCTTTCTACCGCCCTTCGTTCTGATGCTACTTCTCAGCAAATTGCAAATGATGCTGCAAAAATTACAAGCAAAGCAGAACTTGAAAAGTATATTAAACAAGGCGTATTGCCAACTCATGGTTTTACAGAAACAGCATTGGCTCAATTAGGTGGAGTTCCTCGTGGCGAAGCAGCAATGCAAGTTATGGGTGGAGCAGCCATGGGTCCTGGAAAGTTATTCCAATCTGCTGCAAAGTTAGGTTCTGCTGTATTTGCTAAGAAGGCTGCAGAAGAAGGTGTTAAGACCGCTGCTAAAATGAGCCTTAAAAAGAAGGCTGCTATTGGCGCTGTTACTCTTTACGCTGGTAGCAAGGCTGCTGGTTCTATTGCAAGCGCTGCTGGTGGTAACAAAGATACTGCCACCTCAGCAAATCAATCTCAAGCAGAAATAGACATGGCTAATGCTGTGGCTGCTGCAGATGCTGCAGGTCTTGATGTTAACCAAATTATTAACACTCCAGCAGGACAACAGTTAAATCTTAGTTCTAACAACCTTCCAGCATTTATGGCTAAGTTTGGTCTTGGAGCAACAGGGTTAACTGGAGTAGGCAATGTTGGTATTTATACTGGAAAAGATATTACTGATGCAAAATATTCTGGTGCCCAACTTTATTCAACTACCAAACCTGAACTTGTAAGTCTTGCAGAGTGGAGCAAAAAGTTTCCATCTGATGCTGCTGGACTTGCTGCTGCAAAACAAAAGTTTGTTAACGCTGGCGTATTGGGTCCAACAGATGGCATTGATAAAATTAAATCTGCTTGGGATGCTTACGGTAAAATGTCACTTGAATACAGCCGTGCTGGTAATAAGTTAAGCCCATGGCAAATTCTTGATATGCAAAAAGGATTAAGTGGTAGCGGAAGCCAAACTTCTACAACTATTGATGTTTCACCTATGGCTGAGTCTGATGTTCGTACATTGACTAAGCGCCAATTATCTCAATCACTTGGTCTTGCTAATATTGATGACAAAATGTTTAAAGATATTCTTGCGATTGTTCGTAAAAACGAAGCCAAGAACCCAACCAAGACAGTACGAACAACCACTGGAAATACTACTAAAGTTAAATCAACTCCAGGTTATGGACAGTCAGATGTACTTGCCGATGTTGAGGCTTACGCAAAACAAGACCCACGATATAGCGACTTCCAAACAGCAGATGTATTTGGAAATGCGTTGACTAAAGCGTTAGGACTTAAAGCATAATGGCTGACACAACAACCAAACTTGAAGCACCTATGTCCACATGGATTATTACTGCACTGCAGACAATCCCTGAATTAAACGCACTTTATCAAAGTGTTCGCAAGCCTGATGGCTCGTTTAAATATGATGCTGCAACTATTGCAACAATGATTAACGACACTGATTGGTACCGTTTAAACGGAGCAACAGTTGCTCAAAAACTTATTGACCGCATTAAAGGTGGCGAAAATGCATACCGTGAAGGTGTCAATGAGTTTCGTCAATCAGTATCTAAAACTGCTACAGACCTTGGTTTAGATGCTACTGACCCTATGGTGTCTAACTATCTTGCAGCCTTAGGTGAGAACGCATACCTGCATGGTTGGACACCAGCACAAATTGAAGGTGTCATTACAAGCAACACTGAAATTGTTAAAAAAATTAAAGGTGGATTATATTCAGCACAAGCAAGCGACATTGCTGATTATGCCAACACAATGGGTAAAACTGTATCTGCTGGCGATATGACAAATTATACCCAGCGCCTTATGGGTCTTACAGATAAAAACGGTGTGCGTGTTCGTTCGTCTATTGATGATATTAAGGCTGAGATTCGCAAGAATACTGCTACCAAGTATGGTGTGTTTGCTGACCAAATTAACGCTGGAGTAAGTCTTTGGGATTTAACATCTAACTACCGTCAGAAGGCTGCAGATTTACTTGAGGTTGACCCTGACACTATTAAATGGGATGACCCATTGTTTAAAGATGGAAAGATTTTTCAATCAGTTGACCCTAAGGACCCAAGCAAAATTGTTGCTCGCCCATTGTGGGAAGCAGACAAGATGATTCGTGGCGATGAGCGTTGGCAGTATACAAAGAACGCTAATGACCAATACGACAAGTATGCGTATTCAATTCTACAGAAGTTTGGGATGGTGGCATAGTGGCAACTCCTGATAAAGCAACTCCCACTACTGCTGTTCGTGTACAACCTGGAGATACGCTTAGCCAAATTGCAAAAGACAATGGTTTAACGCTTAAGGAAATTAGAGCGCTTAACCCTGTACTTATGAGCAATCCTAAGTATGACAATGGAAATATGATTTTTAGTAATACAAAAATCAATATTGCTCCACCAGCATCAACTATATTTAAAGAGCCAATGACCATCTCAGGTCAGGTGACAACAACTCCAGTTGTAACTACTACACCTACTGTAACTACTACACCTACAACAACTACTACGACTACAGAACCTACAACAACTACCACAACCACTACAACTGAGCCACCGCCACCACCAAAAGGTGAAGGTGCTAATACAGACCAAGGACCAGCAACTGGTGGCAAAGGTGCAAGCAACCCAGCACCTACTCAGGTAGATGGTGGAGGAGCCACTGGCACTATGCCAGGAGGCGCTACAGCCTTCTCTGGTGGTTTTTCACAGGCTGATATTGATAAGGCTTTTAAATCAGGTCAAGATGCAGCAGCAAAGGTTGCAGCAGATAATGCCTATGCCGTTAAAGTCAAGGCTTCTGACAAGTTGATTGCTACTTTTAAAGCCAATGGTATTGATGACCCAGCATTTTCAGAGTTTATTAGTTTTCAGATTCTTGGAGATGTGTCTACCGAAGATACGCTTCTTAAGTTGTATGACCAACCATCATACAAAGCACGCTTTCCTGGTATGGCTGCATTGCGTGGTAAGAACCGCACAATTACAGAAGATGCTTATATTAAACTTGAAAATCAAATAGTTGAAACTTTAAGATTCTTTGACTTGCCAACAGGTTTTTACGATAACCGCACTATGCTTGGTTCAATCATTGGCAATGAAGTATCACCAAAAGAAGTGCAAGATAGAGCGCAGGCTGCACAAGATTTGGCTAAGACAACTAACCCTGAGATTCGCACAGCCCTTAAAGAGTTCTATAACATTGGTGAGGGCGACATTACTGCTCACTTCCTCAACGGTGATTTGGCTGGACCATTGCTTCTTAAGCAAGCACGAGCAGCAGAAATTGCTGGCGTTGCAAAGACAGCGGGCTTCAATGCATTTGGTGGTATAGAAGCAGCAACTCTTGCAGAACAAGATGTTTACAAGAACATGAACCTAACTGATTTGACTACTGCCATTGGTAAATCTGGCACACTTGCAGATACACAGCGCAGACTTGCTTATCTTGAACAAGGAACTTACTCAGACAGAGAAGCACTCAAGGCAACTATTGAATCTGACCAGCAAGCAATCCTTGCATCTCAGAGGAGAGCATCCCGTGAAATTGCACGCTTTGGCGGTAGCAGTGGATTAGGTGCTGCATCACTTAAGACTGGCAGCGAAAGCAGAATATAAGAATCCCCACTCTGATAGACCAGCCCAGGGGGGCGTAAAAGTCTGGTAGCAATAGCCAACATGGTTTCCCCGAATCATGTTTGTGGATTGCGAATACAACTAACAAAAGGGAGATAGGTAGATGGCTACCAATTATGATGAAGATGACTTCTTTGATGAGGACAATGAGCCTCAGGATGTCGTTAAGCAACTGCGTAAAGTAAATCGCACGCTTGAAAAGCGTTTGAAAGAAATTGAAGCAGAAGCAACAACTCTAAAGAATCAAACTCGTCAGCGCACCGTAAAGGATGTACTGACAGCAAAGGGTATTAACCCAAAGGTCGCAGCGTTTATCCCACAGGACATTGATGTCACTGAGGAAGCCGTGGCAACATGGCTCAATGAATATGGCGATGTCTTTGGTGTTCAGCAAGAGTCAAATAAAGGCGAGAGCCAGGCTCAGAACCCTGCACTACAAGCACAGAAGCGCATCAATGATGTCGTATCAACAGGTACTCCTCCAGGAGTAGATGAAGATTCAATGTCAAAGATATTAGGCGCTAAAAGTGCTGCAGAACTCAGTGCATTACTCGGTGTTTCAGTTCTTTAACTCAAACTACCAATCACCAGGAGGTGAACCCACATGGCATACACAGATTCGTCAGCACTCGCTGGCTTAATCAAAACAGCGTATGACCGCTATGTAGAGTTCGCGCTTCGTTCACAGCCACTGATTCGTTCAGTAGCCGACAAGCGCCCTGCTCAACAGGCAATGCCAGGTTCAAGTGTTGTATTCTCAATTTACAACGACTTGGCAGCAGTAACTTCTGCTCTATCGTCAGAAACAACTGACCCAGATGCAGTAGCACTTTCAGATGTAACTACAGTTTCAGTGACACTTGCCGAATACGGTAACGCTTCACTTGTAACTCGTAAGTTGCAACTGTTCTCACTATCAGATGTTGACCCTGCAGTTGCAGACATCATCGCTTACAACATGGCTGACTCACTAGATAAGTTGGCTATGGAAACCTTGCGTGTCGGAACAAATGTTATTTACTCTGCATCTTCAACCGCTCGCACATCAACTGCAACAGTTACAGCAACTGATACAATCACTGCTGCTAACATCCGTAAAGCAGTTGCAAAACTTCGTGCTAACAAGGCTGTTCCTCGTGAGGGAAGTCTTTATTGGACAGGTATCCACCCAGAAATCTCACACGACCTTCGTGCTGAAACTGGTGCTGGTGGCTGGCTAGACATGCACAAGTATGCAGAAACAGGTCAGGGACAGTTCTGGGCTGGAAACA